CTTCTGGTGTATCTCAAGCGAAGGCAACGGCCATCGCAATGGTCTTTGGCTTTTAAGGAACTATCATGGCAAATCCAAATCTTTTCGCCGCGACCACAGCGTCAGGCACAACTACATACCTTACACCCGGCGGTACAACTGCGTTGGTACTTGTCCCGAATGCGGCTTCTAGCGGTCAGGTCTTTAAGATCAACCAGATTGTTGCGGCCAACGTGAACGGCTCTGCGGCTGTGGACGCTACCGTATCTATCTACACTAACGGCGCTGTGGCTCAAGGCTCTGCTCCTGCGGGCGGTACAGCTTACCCCATCGTGTCTACAGTGTCTGTCCCTGCTGACGCTTCGTTGATTGTTGTGGACAAAACCACAGGTTTGTATTTGATGGAGGGTACAAGCATCTCCGTCACTAGCGGTACAGCCAGCGGTATCACATACAGCATATCCTACGAAGTAATTTCTTGATCGGGGTAGAAGATGTCCAATCGCTACCAAGGCGGGTTCATTACCGCTTCTTTTAATCCGTTAACACCGAATGCATCGGCGGTTGAGCTTCTTGTTTTAGCTGGCGGTGGTGGTGGTGGTAGCCGTGCCGCAGATATTGGCGGTGGCGGTGGCGGCGCAGGTGGCGCTGGGTATGCGGCAGCTTATGCCGTTACCTCTGGTTCTGTGCTTACAGTTACCGTTGGCGGTGGGGGAGCGGGTGGCTCTATTGGAACAGCAGCAAATGGTTCTAATGGTGGCGATTCTGTTTTTAGTGGTATTACCGCTTATGGAGGCGGTGGCGGCGGAAAATATGCTACACAGGGTTTAAGCGGAGGCTGTGGCGGCGGTAGTGGCCGTGACTTTAATAGCAGTTCTGCGGGGTCTGCTACCCAAGGTACGGGGACTGGTGGAATTTTTTATGGAGAAGGTGGTGGCGGTTCAACTGGCTCACCCGGTAATGATAGGAACTCTGGCGGTGGTGGCGGTTTAAGTGGGGCAGGAACTACTGCAACTGGCGCGGCAGGCGCGGCAGGTAATGGCGGTGCTGGGTATGCATTTAGTGTTTCTGGCACTTCAACTACCTATGGTGGCGGTGGTGGCGGTTGCGGTGCTGACGGATATAGTGCGGCAAGCGCGGGTACGGGTGGTGCAGGTGGTGGTGGTAATGGGGGTGTTTGGACTGGAACTACAGCTACAGCGGCAACTTCTGGCACTGCAAACCTTGGCGGTGGCGGTGGTGGTGGCGCAGGTCATGGAACTTCTCCCGGTAATGGGGGTGCTGGCGTTGTGATTATTCGTTATGCCAATACATACGCCGATGCATCTGGTACGACTGGTTCTCCCACATATTCAAACTCTGGCGGATACAAGATTTACACTTGGACTACCAGCGGTTCAATAACTTTCTGAGAATAATATGGCTCAATACTCAGGATCATGGACATTAAGACAGCAGATGCAGGCTAAAGGCGCAAGTAATTGGCCAAGCCAACCTGTGCTTGTGGATTATCTTGTTATTGCCGGTGGTGCTGGTGGTGGATTTAAGACTACCGAAGGTGGTGCTGGTGGTGGAGGTGCTGGTGGTTATTTATCTGGGTCTTCTTTATCTCTTACTCCAGCGACCACATATACAGTAACCGTGGGTGCTGGTGGGGTTTCTACTTCTCCGGGGCCGGGCGGTAGTGGGGGTACATCTTCGTTTGGCAGTTTTGTTTCATCTGTTGGTGGTGGTGGTGGTGGCACTAGGTTTACGGCAATAGGTCAAGATGGCGGTTCTGGCGGTGGTGGAGCCGCTGACCCATATAACACAGGCGGTACAGGCACATCTGGTCAAGGAAACAATGGCGGTACTACTAATTCTGGAATAGGCCGTGGTTCTGGTGGAGGAGGCGCTGGTGCGGCTGGTGCTCCCGCTACTGGTACTGGAGGCGTTGGTGGTGTTGGCCTTGCGTCTAGTATTACAGGTTCTTCTGTTTACCGTGCGGGTGGCGGTGGAGGTGGAGCAAATAACGGAGCGCAAGTAGCGGGGGGTAATGGCGGAGGTGGAGCTGGTGCTGACTTTACGCTAGGTGTTAACGCCGTTGCAGGAACTGTTAATACTGGCGGCGGGGGTGGTGGCGGATATAACGCGCGAGCTGGTGGTGCTGGCGGTTCTGGTGTAGTCATTATTTCTTCTCCAGTTGCGGCGGCTTCCACAACAGGCTCACCAACAGTAACAACCAGCGGTGGCAATACCATCTACCAATTCAACTCTTCTGGTTCAATCACATTCTGAGGCACAACATGAGTCATTTTGCAAAAGTAGAAAACGGCATCGTCACACAAGTTATTGTGGCCGAGCAAGACGTTATTGATTCTGGTATGTTTGGTACAGGCTGGGTTCAGACTTCGTATAACACTCACGCAGGTCAGCATCCAGAGGGTCGCCCTTTGCGTAAAAACTACGCAGGTATTGGCTACACATACGACTCAGGCCGTGATGCTTTTATTCCACCCAAGCCATTTGCATCTTGGGGTTTAAACGAGACAACTTGCCTGTGGGATGCCCCTACGCCTATGCCCGTGGTAGAGGGTAAACGCTTTACATGGGACGAACCAACAACATCTTGGGTTGAGGTGACTAATGTCTAAACAGTACCCCGGCGGCCTCATCACAAAAAGCCCAGTCACGCCCAGTGGCCCATACGAAAACAGTACGGCTTCAGGCATCTGGACACTTGACCAACAGGCTGCTTATGCAAAACTAGGTCAGTGGCCCACAGCAGGCAATTTCCCCAAAGACGCACAATTTAACTACGTCACCATGCTCTTACATGGAGATGGGACTAATGGCGCACAGAACAATACATTTTTAGACGGCAGTGTAAATAACGCAACCATTACCCGAAACGGCAATACAACCCAAGGTTCTTTCTCGCCTTATGGGTCTAATTGGTCTAATAGTTTTATTCGTTCTGCATCTAGCTACATAACAATTAGTGATTCATCCGCTTTTTCTCTTGGAACAAGTGATTTCACAATTGAGTGTTGGATTTTTCCAACTTTATCTGGCTCAACTCTAGATATTTCTGGGCAAGCAGATTCATCTATCACAACAACTAGCAGGTCATTTTTATTTCAAATAAATGGAACTGGAAACATTATTGCTGGTGTTTGGTCTGGAGGCACTGGATACACAATAACAAGTTCTTCAGCGGTTTCTTTTAACACTTGGAATCATATTGCTTTTGTTAGGTCTAGTGGAACACTAACTCTTTATATAAATGGCGTTTCTGTTGGCACTTCTTCTATATCAACAGCATCTGTTAACGATTCATCAAATAATTTGTCAATAGGTCGCTTTGGAGAAAGAAATGCAGCATATTATGATGGGTATGTTTCAAACTTTAGAATGGTAGTTGGCACAGCAATTTATACGGGTTCTTTTACCCCAAGCACCACACCCCTGACAGCAATAAGCGGAACTGCTTTGTTGACTTGCGCTGACAATAGATTTATTGACGACAGCACAAACAACTTTGCAATAACAGCAAACGGCACATCAAGCGTTCAACGCTTCAACCCATTTGGTACTTCTACTGCCTACTCCACAAGCGTGATTGGTGGGTCAGGGTACTTTGATGGAACAACTGACTATTTAACGACCCCCATGTCAACACCTTTAACATTAGGTGCTGGGGACTTCACAATAGAATGCTGGCTGTATGGCACATTTGTTGGCGAGCAAAGACCTTTGTCTTGTTTAGAAGCCACTTTAAATTATTTTATTTATGCTGTTTATTTAAGCGGTACTGAACTTAGATTTTATGCGGGAGATGGCACTTCATACGCTATTCAAATGACTGCGGCTGGTGCAATGAAGCCGGGCGCATGGAATCATGTTGCGGTTGTTCGTTCAGGCTCTACTGCAACTATGTATGTAAACGGAGTTTCTGTAGCAACTGATGCTTCTGCTTCTGTCACATTGCCCGCGGCAGGGACAGCGTTGTGGTTTGGTGGTGAAGCCTATGGTGGAGGGTTTAACTTTTTTAACGGGTTCATGACTGACGCTCGTATCGTAAAAGGTACAGCCGTTTACACAGCAGCTTTCACGCCTCCCACTGCACCTTTGACAGCAATCACTAACACCAGCATCTTGCTTAATTACACCAATGGTGCAATCTTTGACAACGCCATGATGAACGACTTAGAAACTGTGGGCAATGCACAGATTTCTACAAGCGTGAAGAAGTATGGAACAGGGTCTTTGGCGTTTGATGGGACAGGGGATTGTTTAAAACCTAATCCCGCAAGCACAAATTTATATGCGTTTGACTCAGGTAATTTTACTATTGAGATGTGGTTTTACATTACAGCGTTTACGAATACATACAATACTTTGTTTGATTCTCGGCCTGTTTCAACACAAGGTTCATACCCAACAATAGCAATTACAAGTGGAAGACTTTACTATTATGTAAATAGTGCAGAAAGAATTGCAACAGCTAATTCAACAATTACTACAGGGCAATGGTATCACCTTGCAGTATCTAGGTCTGGCACTTCTACAAAAATGTTTCTTGATGGAACACAAGTAGGTTCTACTTACACAGATTCAACTGTTTATGTAAACGGCACAAGTAGGCCAGTAATTGGTGCAGAAGGATTTAACAGTCCTCCCAATGACGTAATCAACGGCTACATTGATGACCTACGCATCACCAAAGGCTATGCCCGATACACCGCAAACTTCACACCGCCAACTGCGGCATTCCCCAACATTGGCCCAACATAAGGAGCATTCATGTTTATTGCAAAAGTAGAAAACGGAAACATTGGTGAGATCATCGACTTCCGCACGTATTTTGGAAAGACCGATTCCGTCACGGACGAGCAGTTGACCACTCAAGGTTTTGTCAGAGTTAACCTGTTTCGCCCCCATGACCGCCTGACACAGAAGCTTGTACCTGCTACACCCGTGCTAGAAAACGGCTGGGTGTACACGGTTGCTGTAGCCGACCTAACCGCAGAGGAAATCCAGTCTGCCAAAGACAGTGCAATGGCTCAGATTCGTGGTCAGCGTAACAGCTTGCTTGCCGCTTGTGACTGGGTAGTAACTAAGGCTGTAGATCAAAACGCTCAAGATAGCCTTGGGATACAAATTCCTGTGGTCTGGGTTACATACCGCCAAGCACTGCGGGATTTGCCAAGCACAATCACAGGTGACCCTCGTACATTCACGGACTGGCCTCACGACCCTAACTGGGTTGACCGGACAATCTAATCATGCGGGACTGGGCTGAAGCGTTTATCGTTGCGGCCTTTGTGACCATCTTCATTGTGTGGGGGACGTTCACCCTCGTGTGGATTTGGGGATGAAATGATTGACATTACCAAAGCAATTGGAGCCGTCGCCGCTACCGTTGCCGCTTTAGGCGGTAGTTACACGCTTGCCGACAAGTTTGGTTGGTTTGACAGAGCTATTATTGAGTGGTCGCCAGAGAATTTTAAAATTGTGGCAGAAGCTGGCAAACCAATAAATGTCACGGTTGCGCGGATCAAAAAACGGGACGATTGTTCTGTTGAGAGTTTTACGCCAAGCATCCGTGATGCGGCTGGTATGGTGCATGAGGCAGCCACCACCGCAAGTAAGTTTAGCGGCCCAGCCGGGCCAGAGATTGATACGTTCACCTACGAACTTACGATGGTAGGCAAGGAAAAGGTTACCAGCGGCAAAGCCACTTTGTTGGCGACGATTAAGTACAAATGTCCTGAAGGGGAGCGCGTTGTGCAGTACCCTCGTCATGCAAATTTAAGTTTTGAATTGAAATGATTGATCCGATCACGGCGCTAGAAGGATTGCAAACTGCAATCAGTGTCGTTAAAAAAGCTAGTAAAGTGGCTAGTGATCTGGCAGGTCTAACGCCGTCAATTGCCAAGCTTTTTGATGCCAAGTCTACCGCTACGAAGGCCATGCTCCACGCCAAGCGTACAGGCGGTAAGTCTAACCTTGGTGCGGCGTTACAAATTGAAATGGCTTTGGATGAAGCCAAGCGGTTTGAAGAGCAGTTAAAAATGTTGTTCATGCAAGCTGGGCGCATAGACGTGTGGAATGCAACCAAAGCCCGTCAAGCTGAGATGGACAGGGATGATGCCAAAGAGATGGCGGCCTTACACGCTGAAGAGAAAAGGCGCAAAGAGGCCGAGGCCGAACAGATGGAGTGGGCAGTTGCCATTGTGATTATTGTGATGTTTATTGGTGCTGTTGGCTGGGGGCTTACACAAATTAACGAACTGTGCGCTACAGCAAGGTGCGGTAGGTGAATGAATACCAAAAACAGTTTGACCTTTTCCTTAAAGTCTTTGTCAGGCTGTGCATTGCGTGGTGGGTGCTTGGACTGCTCCGCTTCCTGCCAGATGAGTTGGCGGGGAAAATTGTCGATAAACTACTTGGAATGATAGGACTCGGATAATGCTTTCACTATTCTCAACCCTTGGCGGTTTGCTCATATCAGGCTTGCCCAAACTACTAGACTTCTTCCAGAACAAGGCTGACCAAAAGCATGAGTTGGCGCTTGCCCGTGTGCAGATGGAGTTACAGCTACAGATGATGGCTCAGGGCTTTGCCGCCCAAGAGCGCATGGAAGAGATTCGTACTGACCAGATTGCCATGCAGACGGACGCAGAAATGACTGTGGCGGCCTATGACCACGACAAGAAAATCATGGATAACGCCAGCCGCTGGGTGGTCAACTTTGTGGGTACTGTGCGCCCGATGGTCACCTACATCTTTGTGCTGGAACTGTGTGCAATTAACGCTTGGATTGCCTACTACGTCTACAGCAACCCACGGCTTGTAATGAGCATGGAAGACCTGATTCGTGTGTCCGACATCATTTTCTCCACTGACGAGATGGCAATGCTTGGAGGCATCATTGGTTTCTGGTTTGGCTCAAGAAGCTGGAGCAAGAAATGAAATTGGGCGAAGCTGGCGCTAAGTTGATGCACCAGTGGGAGGGGTATAGGACTAAACCGTACCTCTGCCCTGCCCATATTCATACGATTGGGTACGGGCACGTACTGTACCAAGAGCAAATCCGCCTGCCTGTAGTGCGTGTAAACGACTACACCGGAATGATCCGCAAAGAGATGCCACTGAAACCGGAGGACAACCGTGTCTGGACTAAAGAAGAGATCGAGAAACTATTCGCAGATGATGTCGGCCCTACTGAACGTGGTGTTCTACGACTTGCTCCCGCTTTATCTGGTCGTCAAGGCGCTTTTGACGCGTGTGTCAGCTTTGCCTTCAACGCCGGAGTGGGGGCTTTTCAGCGTTCTTCTATTCGGATGAAAATAAACCGTGGTGATTGGGAAGGCGCAGCAGATGCACTCTTGCTGTATTGCATGGCTGGTGGCAAAATACTGGCAGGGCTAAAAAAGCGCAGGGACGCTGAAAAAGCACTGTTTCTATCCTAGGACTGCCGATGCCACTACAAAAAATACTGTTTAAGCCGGGTGTCAATAAAGAGAACACCCGCTACACCACAGAAGGTGGTTGGTATGACTGCGACAAAATTCGCTTCCGTCAAGGCAATCCAGAAATTATTGGCGGGTGGCAGCGTATTTCCTCAGACACATACAACGGCACTTGCCGTTCGCTTTGGAACTGGACAACGCTAGGCAACCTTAACCTAGTAGGTGTTGGTACTAATACAAAGTTTTACATTCAAAACGGCGGTGCGTACTATGACATTACACCTATTCGCACAACAACCACGCTTGGCGCAAACCCTTTTACCGGCAACGGCACAACCACAGTCACAGTAACCGCCGCTTCGCACGGCGCAACCAACGGCTCTTTTGTAACTTTCAGTGGCGTTACAGGTACGTACGCAGCGACACTAAACGCTGAGTTCCAAATCACAATAGTTGACTCTAACTCTTACACAATCTCCACAGCCCCCACAATAATTGCGGCGGGAGCAACGGGGGGCTCGGCTGTTGTTGCAGCGTATCAACTTAACGCTGGCCCTGCGTTTGCAGTTCCTTTGACGGGTTGGGGTGCGGGTGCTTGGGGCGCTGGTGCTTGGGGCGTAGGTACAACATCTGTTACCGGCTTACAGCTTTGGAGTCAGATTAACTACGGCGAAGACTTGGTCTTTGGCCCACGCGGTGGCGGTCTGTACTATTGGGATGCAACGGGCGGATTAACTACAAGAGGCGTACTGCTCAATACGCTTGGCGGTACAGTTGCCTTTACTAACGCATCCCCCACAGTTGTAACCTCAACAGTTCTATACACCGAAGGCGCAGCTATTCAGTTTTCTGGTGGTTCGTTACCAACTGGCGTGGCTGCAGCCACTACGTACTATGTATACAACGTCAACGGCTTGACGTTTAACTTATTAGATGGCGCGGGCAACGAGGTCAACACATCTTCTTCAGGCACGGGTTCTGTATCTTTAATTGTGGACGTGCCAACTGTACAAAACAGCATTACAGTATCAGACTCCTCTAGGTTCATTATCGTGTTCGGCTGCAACGACTACGGCAGCGCAATACTTGACCCCATGCTGATCCGCTGGTCAGCGCAGGATGACATTTACAACTGGACGCCAGACGCTACTAACCAAGCAGGGTTTACCCGACTATCTCACGGTTCTGAAATTGTAGCCACAGTACAGACTCGCCAAGAGATTACAGTGTTTACCGACTCCAGCATTTATTCCCTTCAATACCTTGGCCCCCCATACGTCTGGGCACCGCAGTTGCTTGGCGACAACATTTCAATTCAAGGCCCCAACGCCGCTGTGATTGCGTCTGGTATTGTGTACTGGATGGGCGTAGATAAGTTTTACTCCTACGATGGCCGGGTACAAACGCTCAACTGTGACTTGCGTCGTCACATATTTGCAGACTTTAATCAAGCCCAATCAGCACAGGTGTTTGCGGGTACTAACGAAGGCTTTAACGAAGTTTGGTGGTTCTATTGCTCAGCTAATAGCAGCTCAATTGACCGTTACGTCATCTATAACTATTTAGAGAAAATTTGGTATTACGGCACGATGGCACGAACAGCTTGGCTTGACTCTGGCTTGAGTGACTACCCATTGGCGGCTACGTACAGCAACAACTTGGTTTATCACGAGCAAGGGTTAAACAACAATGAAACTGCTACAACTACAGCCATTGATGCCTACATTTCCTCCTCAGAGTTTGACATTGGTGACGGACATAATTTTGGTTTTGTGTGGCGCGTCCTTCCTGATCTGACTTTTGAAAACGCTGAGAACTCTCCCACCGGTGCTGTACCTTCGGTGGCTATGACGCTATATGGCTTGGCCAATTCTGGCTCTGGTGTAACAAGCACAGCATCGCAGCCTGTAGCTAAAAGTAGTACATACGTGATTACCGAACAGTTTACCGGCATGATCTTTACGCGCATGCGCGGTCGCCAGATGATCTTTAAGATTAGCTCCAACCAGATCAATACAGTCTGGCAACTGGGTGCTCCGCGTATAGATATTCGTCCTGACGGCAGGCGCTGATGACATCCAAGAACAGGATCATTACCCCTGCACCACCCAACTTACCATTGGGTACGGATCAGTACGAGCGCCGCTATCAAGATCAATTTACAAACGTTTTGCGTCTTTACTTTAACCAACTACAAAATGCGTTTGGGGAACTGTTTGGCCCAGACGGGGGTAAGTACATTGCGTTTCCTCATATTGCTGCATCTGACGCGGCGCTTCAATACGCAACGGCAGCAAATACACCAACCATAATTCAGTGGACTTCGTTGGATGCTGGTACTGGGTTTACGCTAAATGCAAACAATACGGCTACGGCGCAGGTTCCGGGCATCTACAAAATAACTTACAGCCTCCAGTTTGCCAACAACGACAACGCCGCGCATGACGCTATTGTTTGGCTGCGTATAGACGGCTCCACATCCGCTAACGATGTGCCAAATTCAACAACAGTTTTTACTGTACAACCACGTAAGAGTGCAGGAATTCCAAACTATGTCTGCGGGTATTCCGAAGTTGTGTTTACGCTGAAAGCCGGGAACTCTGTTGGTTTGTGGTGGGGCACCGATCAAGCGGCTACATCTGGCGGTGCAACGGGTATCTACATTGACTACCAAACCGCCCAAACAACCCCCATGCCGTACCCAGCAGTCCCATCAGCAATCGGGTCAATAACATTTGTCTCCGCGCTACCAACATGATATTATCAAACAACCCCCATTG